CAGGTTTCACAACTGATACACATTTAGTTGTGGTCAGAGTGCATGTTGTGGGAAATGACAATCCCGCAAACGGCGGCACTATAGGTGAAAATGATATGCATGTTGATGGTGAAAAGTTTTGTGAAAAATTTTATAAAGGTGGAATATGGAAACAAACCTCTTATAATAATAATTTTAGAAAACAATACGCCGCGGCAGGATTCGTTTATGATCCTGTAAAAGATAAATTTTTACACGCACAACCTTATGCTTCTTGGTCATTAGATGACAATGATGATTGGCAAGCACCGGTAGAATTTCCAACCAATATTACATATACGATTGGGGAAGTAGAACATATTTACGATGTTGCTTGGAATGAAGAGGGTTTAAAATGGACTGCTGAAAATCATAACGGACAACCTCTTGATTGGGATCCCTCTGCATTAGAATGGGTAGCAGTTTAATAAACTAGGTCTTTACTTTAATTTTAATTTAATATATCATAAATTTAGAAAGTTTATGAATTTAAAAAATTATTATTGGTATTTTCAATCAGCAATTCCAAAACATATTTGTGATGATATCATAAAATATAGTTATCAACTTCAAGATCAAATAGGAGTGACTGGTCTTCGAACTCACGAAAAAGAATTAAACAAAAAAGAGTTAAAAGATTTAAAGAAAAAAAGAGATTCAAATATTGTTTGGATGGATGGTAGATGGATTTATAAAGAGATTCAACCGTATGTTAATTTAGCAAACAAACTAGCTGGATGGAATTTTGAGTGGGATTGGTCTGAATCTTGTCAATTTACAAAATATAAAAAAGGACAATATTATGATTGGCATTGGGACAGTTTAAATGAACCTTTTTATTATCCAGATAATCCAAAAGATCCAAGAAATGGTAAAATTAGAAAATTATCAGTGACCGTTAGTTTATCAGATCCAAAAGATTATGAGGGTGGCGAGTTAGAGTTTGATTTTAGAAGTGGGGATCCAGATAAAAAACCTGTTATTAAAAAATGCACAGAAATATCACCTAGAGGTTCTTTAGTTGTATTTCCTAGTTTTGTGTGGCATAGAGTATGTCCAATTACAAAAGGGGAAAGAAATAGTTTAGTTATTTGGAATTTAGGAAAGCCTTATAGATAGTATGCTTAAACAATATAAATTACCTAAAGAAAGTTTTATTGGTGGCTGGTTTATTCCTAAAAAAATTTGTGATAATTTAATATCCTATTATAATGAATTTAATTCACATGCTAGACCAGGAATTGTAACAGGTGGAATGGTAAATAAATCAGTTAAGGATTCTATGGATCTATGTATTGAAAAAAATAATCTTGATAAAGAAATTATTGACTACAATAAATATCTTCAAGAAGTTTTAAATTTATATATGAAAAAATATCCTGAAGTAAATACGTATGAAAGATTTAATGTTTCAGGATGTAATATTCAAAAATATTCAAAAAAAGGTGGATTTAAAAGATTTCATTGTGAAAGATCCTCTAAAAGATTTTCACAAAGAGTTTTAGTTTTTATGACATATTTAAATGATTTAGAAAAAGGAGGCACTGAATTTAAATATCAAAAAATTATTACCCCTTCTAAAAAAGGTCTTACTTTAATTTGGCCTACAGATTTTACTCATGTTCACAAAAGTGAAATTGTAAATAAAGAAAAAATAATAATAACAGGATGGTTTTCTCTAATATGAGTTTTGAAAAAAATAAATATTCAGTATTAAAAAAAGCAATTAGTAAAGAATTAGCAGATTTTATTTTTGCTTATTTTTTAAAAAAAAGAAAAGTAGCAAAATTTTTATTTGAACAAAAATACCTATCTCCTTTTCATACAGAGCACGGCATATGGAATGATGATCAAGTTCCTAATACTTACTCACACTATGGTGATATTGTAATGGAAACTTTATTAGAAGAAGTAAAACCTGTTATGGAAAAACATACTGGATTAAAATTAAATGAAACTTATTCATATGCAAGAATATATAAAAAAGGAGATGTGTTACGAAGACATAAAGACAGATATTCATGTGAAATATCTACCACTTTAAATTTAGGAGGAGATCCTTGGCCAATATATTTAGATCCAATAAATAATAAACGTCACACAGAATACACAGAATATAAAGAGGGAACTAGTCCGGGTGTAAAAATAGATTTAAAACCAGGTGATATGCTTATATATTCTGGATGTGAACTAGAACATTGGAGAGAAGAATTTAAAGGTAAAGACTGTGGACAGGTTTTTTTACACTATAACAGAGCTAATTCTAAATTAGGAAAATTAAATAAATTTGATAGAAGACCTTTTGTTGGTCTGCCTGCTTTTTTTAGACCTTAAAATAAACGTTTAAAATACCTAAATTATATTGTATATAATGATATGGCAGGAAATTTCACCACACCATTTCCTGCCCTACTAAGGATTTTTTATGTTACAAAAAATAAGTTTTGCCCCTGGAATTAACAAACAAATTACACCAACTGGAGCTGAAGGACAGTGGATTGATTGTGATAATGTTAGATTTAGATATGGTATACCTGAAAAAATAGGTGGTTGGAATCAATTAGGAAACGTAAATGAAAATGAATTAACTGGTGCTGGTAGAGGACTTCACCATTTTATCAATAGTCAATCAAGAAGATATGCTATAATAGGAACAAATAGAATCTTGTATGCATTTTCTGGTGGTGTATTTTATGACATACATCCTATTAAATCTACAACAACGCTTACAAGTGCATTTAGCACGACCAATGGAGATTCAGCCGTTACGATAACCTTTAGTGGATCACACAACATTAATATTAACGATATTATATTATTAGACAATTTTACCACAATAACAAACTCTAACTTTGGTGCTTCTGATTTTGACGATAAAAAATTTATGGTAACAAGTGTACCGACTTCCACAACTTTAACCATTACGATGCCATCAAATGAGTCAGGATCTGGTGCAACGACATCGGGTGGTATAAGAGTACAACATTATTTTCCTGTCGGAACAGCTGTTCAAGAGAAAGGATATGGTTGGGGTCTTGGATCTTGGGGTGGAGAGGCATCTTCTGCCGTTACAACAACTTTAAATGGAGCTTTAGGAGACAATGCATTTGGAACTGGAGGATCAGGAACTTCCATTGTCTTAACTGACGCTACACAATTTCCAGATACTGGAACTAATTTTATAAAAGTAGGAACAGAAGAAATTTCTTACACTGGAGTAACTGGAGGAACTACTTTAACGGGAATCACAAGAGCTGTTAGAGGGACAACCAGAGCGTCTCATAGTAGTGGTGCCACTGTGACAAACACCAGTGACTTTGGAGCTTGGAACCAAGAAACCTCGGAAGGTCTTGCGTTGGATCCGGGTATGTGGTCTATAGATAATTTTGGAGACAAAGCTATTTGTTTAATTCACGATAGTGCATGTTTTTCTTGGGATTCTAGTTTAGGTAATGCAACAGAAACAAGAGCTGCGATTATTACAGGTGCCCCAACTGCATCAAGACACATGGTTGTATCTACACCGGATAGACACTTGGTGTTTTTTGGAACAGAAACAACTATTGGTGATCCAACAACTCAAGATGATATGTTTGTAAGATTCTCGGATCAAGAAGATATAAATACTTACGCACCTTCAGCGACCAATACAGCTGGTACACAAAGACTTGCCGATGGATCACGGATCATGGGAGCAATTAGAGGACGTGATGCGATATATGTTTGGACCGATACAGCGTTATTCACACAACGTTTTGTAGGATCACCTTTTACGTTTGCGTTCGCACAGGTTGGAACTAACTGTGGTTTGGTTGGACAAAATGCATGTGTTGAGGTTGATGGTGCTGCATATTGGATGTCAGAGAATGGTTTTTTTAGATTTGCTGGTAGATTAGAATCTTTGCCTTGCCTGGTAGAGGATTTTGTTTACGATGATATAAATTTATTATCTGGTAATCAAATGGTGTCAGCAGGATTAAATAATCTATTTGGTGAGGTTATATGGTTTTATCCGTCAGCTACATCAGATATAATTAACAAATGTGTTGTATATAATTATTTTGACTCTTCACCTCAAAGACCAGTATGGACTGTGGGAACTTTAGATAGAACCATGTGGAGAGACTCTGCTGTATTCGGTAAACCACATGCTTTAGATTATGATGCTGATAATGATTCATCGTTTGATGTTGTAGGTAACACAGAAGGTAGAACTGCATACTATGAACACGAAACAGGAACCGATCAAAATAGAAACGGAACAATAACTGCGATACTTGCAAACATATCTTCTGGAGATTTTGATATAAGTCAGAGAATAGTAGGTAATCAGATGACCGGTATTGCTGATACTAGAGGAGATGGTGAGTTTATAATGAAGATAAGAAGATTTATACCTGATTTTATATCTCAAACTGGATCTACTAGAATAACCTTAAATTTACGCGATTTCCCTAACGATTCGCAATCAGGATCCCCATTAGGACCTTTTGATGTAACATCTAGCACAAAAAAAATAGATACAAGAGCTCGTGCACGTGCTATAGCTCTTAAAGTAGAAAATACAGCAGTTAGCCAAAGTTGGAAACTGGGAACATTTAGATTAGACATACAACCAGACGGGAGACGATAATGTCAATAACTAATTCAAATATATATCAAGATTTAATAATGAATCCTGATTACATGCCTAATCGTTTACAAAGTTTAGAAATGTTTCCACCTGTAGATGTTCCTGGTAGAATAGACTTCTCAAGTGGTGATGAACTTGTACCAGGCATGGGAACACCTGCAATTGATTTTACCGATGCCCCTGTAGAAAACTTTTTTTTAAGACAGAACAATCCAACAAAAGGTTTTTTAGATAGAAACTTTAATTATAGAGCACTTAATCTAGGTACTCCAGAAGCAACTGCTAAATTTTTAGCTAAAAAAAATTTTTCAATACCTCCAAATTTACAAGGGATAGATACTAGAGGTTTTATAGATAAAACAAAATCAAACATATCAAGTGGTATTAGTAAAGGCATTAATTTAGGAAAAACTGCTATCGGTGGTGTAGCATCATTATTAACAGGTTTACCTGGGATTGGTATATTAGCTAATTTATTACCTGAAAGAGATTATAGACAAGGTGTTTTAGAAGATTTTTATTCAGATCCAAATACCAGAGGACTGATGTCTCAAATACCAGGAATGGATCAATACAATATTGTATCAGGTGGTTTATTAAATGCATTAACAAGTGGTAAGACGGGTGATGAAACCACTTATGGATTAAGTGGAGCTATTGATAAAAGAATGGAAACAATTAAAAAAACGTTGAAGAAAAAGAAATCAGCTGTTCTTCAACAAAGATTAAAAGATCTACAGGCATTAAAAGATAGAGAAGCAAAAGCTTTAAAAGATGCAAGAGATAAAGCAGCAGCAGAACTTGAATCAAAAAGAAGAGGTAGAAGACCAGGAACGGGTGGTGGTGGACCAGGAGTTCAAGATTCAGGAGGACCAACAGGGGGATATTCTTATGACTCTGGTGGTAGAGAGGGATTTGGATACGGTTTGTAATGGCAAAGATATCACAAGTTATAACCAGACCCGCACAAGAATATGATTACACAGTGGCAGAGGCACAGACTAGAGATCTTGACGCCATAGTAGAAAAGCTTAATACAACATATCAACAGGATTTAAAAGATGAGGTAGAAGCATTTAACTTCTTCATAAATTAATGGCAAATAGTTTTATAAATAAAAAAGTAGATTTAACAACAGCTGATCTTACAACATTGTATACAGTTCCAACTGCTAAAACATCTGTAATTAAATCATTGTTGGTATCAGAGGACGCCGGATCAGGATCCACCATAACCATAACTTTAGTAAATGCTAGTGGTGCTATATTCAATCTATTCAAGGATAAGGCCATAGCATCCAAGGCAACAACAGAACTTTTAACTAACCCTCTTGTAATGGAAGAGAGTGAAATACTTAAAGTACAGGCTGCTGACGCGAACGAGCTGCACGTCATCGCCTCCATATTAGAAATACAGCCAAGAGAGGTAACAACGTAATGAAAGATATACCAACAATAGAACCAAAAGAGATCATAACAACAATAACCAACCTTAAAACAGGCGAGGTTTATAAGGATGATGCCGATTGGAAAGCCAAAGGCATACCAGAATCTGACATAAGAAAAGATGTCAGGGTCATCATGCCAAGCCTTGATTTATTCGGAGAAACCAAATAAGATAGATAAACTATGGCAATTTCAAGATCAGATATGGAAAGACAGCTTCGAAACATGGGTGGAATCATGAGTCTACAGGAACCTAGACAAGGATACTTTTTGGGTAAACTTGTAAAGAAAGCTAAACGTGCTGTAAAGAAAGTTGTTAAAAGCCCTCTTGGAAAAGCTGCAATATTAGGTGGATTAACATTTGGTATACCTGGAACAAGTTTTGGTGGACTTATGGGTAAAGGTGCACTAGGTGGACTAAAAGCAAAATTATTTGGTGGAGCTTTACCTCCATCAATGGGTTTTAGTTCTAAAGGAATATTAGGTAAATTAGGTTTAACAAAAGGTGGAGGATCTTTAGGTCTTACTGGTCTTGGTAAGATTGCAGGTATTACAGGTCTATCGGGACTCGCTGGATTAATGGCTGCTAGAGGACAAGAAGAAGAAGATGACGATGAAAGTATTTTTGATAGAGGTGAAGGTTTAGATATTGATAGAATAGTTAGACTTGCAAGACAAAATGACCCACAATTTAGATTTTTACCACCAGCAGAGTTTACAGGTGCTTATGCTGAGGGTGGTGAGGTTATGAATCCAATGACTATGCTTGGTCTAAGTTTATTAGATAAAGGTTCTGAAATGGGTATGGAGGAAATGGAAAAACAAAAAAAATTAATGGAACTTTTACAAAAATTAAAAATGACAGATCCTGATAAGGAACTTAGAAAAAGAGGGGAGTTAGAGGAATTAAGAAGAATTGAAGCAGAAAAAAGAATAAACAAAGCTGAGGGTGGTTCACCAGTAGATGACGATGATTTAGAAAAAGTCGTTAGAGATTTTAATAAACAAGCAGAGATGACTGGTAATCCTCTAATGACCCTTAAAGAATTAAAAAAAATATTAGGTAAAGATATTAAAAAAGCTAGAAAATATAAAGTTGGTAAAGCCGAAGGTGGGATCATGAACCTTGGAGGTATGGAGATGGATCTCAGAGGTGGTGGATTTGTGCCACTAGGAGCCAAAGAGAAAGCTGATGATGTGCCAGCAAGATTAAGCAAAAATGAATTTGTAATGACAGCAGATGCAGTCAGAGCAGCAGGTGGAGGAAGTGTTGATAAAGGGGCAGATAAGATGTATAAGATGATGAAGAATTTGGAGGCTCAGGTATAATGGCAGTTACAACTACAAGAACATTACCCGCACAGTTTATAGAAGATCTTGGTAAAGATTATGCAAAGCAGTTAACAGCTACCACGGCCATACCTGTTGATACCTCTAAGTTTGCACCACAGGTTGCTGCACAGGACGCATTACAGACACAGGCTGCAACATTAGCAGGAACAGGTGTAGGATCTTTCGCACCTTTCATACAGGCGGCACAACAGAGAGATGTGGCAGCAGGTCAACAGGCAGCAGCTGCACAACAAAGATTAGGTGATGTTGCAACAACTTTAAGTGGTATAGCTGGTTTAACTGGTGCACCAACAGCAGCACAGACACAGGCATTTACATCACCGTTTCAACAACAGGTCATAGACACGACACTTGCAGAGTTTGACAGGCAGAGAGCCATCAATGAACAGAATATCAGAGACCAACAGGCATCACTAGGCGCACTAGGTTCGGGCAGAGCAGGTGTACAGTTATCAGAGTTTCAAGCACAATCAGGAAGAGATAGAGCCGCACTAGAGGCACAATTAAGACAACAAGGTTTTCAACAGGCACAGGCAGCCAGACAACAGGACATTGCAAATAGATTTGGTTTAGGACAGGCGCAAGCTGGTCTAGGACAACAGCAACTAGGTTTGGGACAATTCGAGATGGGTAGAGGACAGTTTCAAACTGGTCTAGCTAGTCAGGTCCCAGGATTACAAAGAGCCGATATCTCAACACTAGGTCAGGTCGGTGCAGCACAACAAGCTCAAAGACAGGCGGCACTAGATGCACAGAGACAGGCAGCAAGAACCGCGGCCTACGAACCATTAGAGAGATTAGGATTCTTTGGTTCGGGAGTGACAGGATTAATGGGTGGATACCCAGGACAATTCCAATTTGGTCAAACACCTGCAGCGGATCCTCTACAGACCGCACTAGGATTAGGAACAGGATTGGCAGGAATATTCGGAGCATTGAGATAATATGATGAACCGTATCTTAAAAAGACCTATGTTTAGAATGGGAGGTCGAAGCGATGATGGTATCATGTCTGTTAGACGTGGATATCAAGAAGGTGATCAAGTTACACAACCAGAGTATAAGTTTAGTGAAACACCTGTTGCAAAAGGTTTACAAGGTCTTGCAGCTTATGGACCTAACGCAGCTCTAGCTGGTTTATTAGATTTTGTTAACGTTCCATTAAACACTATAGGACGTGCGTTTGGATATAATCCTGGATTTTCGGGAACTAAACAAATGGATTTATTAACTGGTGGTAAATTTAGTGAGTTTACAGGATATGATCCTGATACAGCATTTTTCTTTGGACCAACTTCTGCTAAGACAGGATTTACTTTACCATCAATGCAAAAGAAAGAAGATGAAGAACCCATAAATAGAATACCTGCACCAACTAAAAAGAAAAAAGTTCCTCAAGATCCTGAAAAAGAGTTATTAGATATTTATAAAGAAAACAAAGGAATCCTAGATCAAGTCATGGGTAGTTCAGATGATGCCACAAAAAGACAATTATTTTTACAACTTGCTCAATTCGGAGCAGGTCTCGCCGCACAACCAGGTGGTGATCTAGTTGGAGCAATAGGAAGAGCTGCACAAAAACCAATAGAAAATGTTGGCCAAGTGTTGGCACAAAAAGAAAAAGATGAAAAAGATATTAAATCTTTAGCTCTACAAAAATCATTCGAAGATATGAAAGAACCAGAACAAGTTAAGTTTGTTAAAGCTATTCAAAAAGAATATGGATTTGATACTTTTGCAGAAGCATATGATATGGTTACAAAATCTAAAAAAAGTTCTGCAGAAGTAAATGCTGAAAATACTTACTACAGAACAGTTGGAGAAAACATGGGAGTTAGTTCTGATGGTTTTAGAAGAGCTATGAATGATCTTGATGATGCAGGACTTGGAAGTCTTATTGGCGAGTTTACTAGACCAGATGCTAAATTACCAGAAGATCCTGACGATAGAGCAAATGGTGAGTATTATGTTAGACCAAATGGTAAACCAGTAAGAGTTGTTAACGGAAAATTATATGGACCAGATGAACCACAATTTACCGCAGAAATAAAAGCAACAGAAAAAACGTAGGAGGTACTAATGCCTATTTCTGAAGCAGAAGCTTTTGGACCTACATTATCAGCAAAAAGAAAAAAATCAGAAGAGACCGGATTTATAGAATCAGCGTTAGCTGGTGTTGCAACTGGATTAATTAATATACCAAAAGGTTTTGTATCTTTAGGTGCAGAGTTAATAGATTTATTTGGTGACACAGATCTAGCTACAGGTGTTGAAAAATTCTTTGACGACCTCAACCCATTTGATGATGAGGCCGAAGCACGAACCGTTGGTAAGATCACAACAGCACTAACACAGATAGGTATACCTGCATTTCAAGGTGCAAAGATAGGAATGGGTTTAGCCAAAAAAGCTATTGATGCTAGAAAAGTTGGTAACTATGCTGAGTTAACTAGATTTGGAAAAATAATTAATAATGTTAAAAACTCTACACTTGCAGGTGGTGTTGGTGGTGCTGCAGTTGGTGAGGCTATTGTTTCAGATGAAGACATAGGTACATTAGGTGATATGTTACAAGGC